GCTTCGGCGCCGGCGACGGCTACGGCTTCGGCGACGGCTACGGCTTCGGCGACGGCGACGGCTTCGGCTCCAGCGACGGCTACGGCTTCGGCGACGGCGACGGCATAAAGTTCTTTAACGGCGAACCGGTGTATACCATAGACAATGTTCCAACGATCCTCCGCCATGTGCGGGGGAACGTGACGCACGGTGTGATTCTGAACCTCGACCTGACCACAACTCCCTGCTACGTTGTCAAGCAGGACAACTGCTTTGCCCACGGGGAGACGCTGGCCCAGGCCATGAAGGCCCTGCGCGACAAGCTATTTGAGGATATGCCGGAGGAGGAGCGCATCGCGGCGTTTCTGCGGGAGACGGAGGACGGCAAGGCCTACCCGGCGCAGTATTTCTACGACTGGCACCACCGGCTTACAGGAAGCTGCGACATGGGACGCAGGCAGTTTGCCCGTGACCACGGCATTGACGTGGAGAATGCCACTATGACGCTGCGGGAGTTCTTGGAGCTTACCAAGGACGCCTACGGCGGGGACGTGATCCGGAAGGTATTGAAAGAAATGGAGGAAGAGTAAATGGACGCTGTGAAATTTTTGCAGGAAAGAGCAAGAATGTGTAATTCGTTTTCGCCGGATTGCGAAGGATGCCGCGTGGATGAAGAAAAACCGGTGATGAGCGAATGCTGTCTGTGGATGTTTGAAAACATCGAAAGAGCCGCTAAGATCGTCGAAGAATGGTCTGCCGCGCACCCGCGCAAGACGCGGCAGACCACGCTTTTGGAGCAGTATCCAGAGGCGGAAATTGACAGCCGCGGGTGCTTGATGCTATGCCCAAAGCGCATTTCCGCGGATTACCAGAAAAGATACAGGAACTGTACAAGCCGGCTGTGCTCTGACTGTCGTAAAGAATTTTGGGGTCAGGAGGTGGAGTGATGGAAAATCTGTTGCAAAACATCGCCAGCGGTTTGTGGATCGCGTTGAGCGTGTACTGTTTCTTCGGACTTAGGAAGTGGAACAAGCGATTCAGTGAGCTGTATGACGAACTGAAACGGGAGGTGGAGTGATGGTTAAAGTGTTCTGTGATATGTGCGGGCGCGAGATTGACTACGAGGTTGACGGCGTGAATCTGGATTTCAACCACTACGGCGTTGTAAATTTTAAGACACCATTTTCTGCGGATAAACAACTGTGCCTCTCCTGCGCGGCCAGAGTCTGCAACTTTGTGGAGAATTCCGCGAAGATGGACGGAGGTGACAACAATGCGGCTGTTTGATGGTGACAAACTGAAAGAGTTTCCCATTCGGGCAAACCATTGTGACAAAGAACACGCCAACACGCATTTCATCAACGGTATCGAGTCGGTGATGGAGTATGCAGAGCAGCTCCCCACCGTAGACGCAGAGGTCGTGGTGCGCTGCAAGGACTGCTATCAATCAGTGGTGATCGGAAATGTCCTGCACTGCACCTATTGGAGAAAGGACACGGACGAAAACGGATATTGCCACGAGGGAGGATAAGCCAATGGCTGAATAAATTGACAGAGAAAAGGCGAAAAGTCTGTTGCATATCGAATACGCATACGCCGCAGAACAACTTTTAGACGAAATTCCCGCCGCTGACGTTGCGCCGGTGGTGCGGTGTAGGGACTGCAAGCACTACGACATGGGCGTTTGCCTGAAAATTTACTCGGATGGAAGCGTACATCCAGCGGCGTGGCAGAAGCGCAAGCCGGAGGACTTCTGCTCCTACGGCGAGAGAAAGGACGGTGGAGTGAATGAGCACGTTTCCTGAACGTCTGCGTAGATTGCGGGAACGTCACCAACTAAAGCGCTGCGTGTTATCTGAGCTGTGCGGGCTGAACCGCAACACGATCAAACGCTACGAGATGGGGACGCAGAAACCGTCAATGGATGCGCTGATAAGCATTGCCGACTACTTCGGGGTGTCGATTGATTACCTGCTTGGCAGGTCGGACTATCCAAAAAGTTTATAAAAATTTTTTACAAAACTCACTTATAAGTGAGTTGGCGCATTGCAATTATGGGAAAATTGAACCGCAGAGGTGTAAAAGCCTTTGCGGTTCTCCCATTTATGGCGTCCACCTCCTGCGCCATAGCGGGGCGCTGTGTTTTTCATCTTTTTACACCGTCCCTGCAATATGCCGCAGGTCCGATGCAGCCCACAATCAGAGCCGAGAGGTCGCACCTCTCATGCGGCACCAAAAGCGGTGGACACTACCGTATGCAGGCAGAAGCTGGGCGGATACAGCTCCGATATGAAGAGTTTTCGGGTTCGCAAGTTCAAATCTTGCTGTCTGCACCATAGGCGTGACCTCTTGCCTCGCAGCCGCACGGAGCGTAAGCCTGCGAAAGTGGTCTTTCCTGTGCGCTGTACGAAAGCGGCAGGACGAAAGAATTTATTTATTGGCTGGCACCGGCTTTGTAAAGATAAACGGATGCGACCGACGTACCGGCGCAAGGCTGTAAAGTTCCGTGGTTGGTCTGGGTACCACCGTGCTTGAAAGAAATCCAAGGCGTGGATGCGGTGTGGTGGCGGTTGTCTTAGGACAAAGCCGCTGTGTAGGAAAGTATGGATGCGTGGTGGCACCCGACCGATTGTGTAAAACAACAGGCGATGCGCTGGCAGATCGCTGTAAGGGATGCGTCCCCAATAGTCTGCTTACATAAAACAGGACTTCCCGCACCTCTTTGTAATGTGTCCCAGGGAAGACATGAATACAGGTGTGGCGAAAGCCGGGGAAGGACGCGGCAATGACAAAGGGCAGTGGTGGGAAGCCGCTGCGTCAGGAAAGGAAGACTTATGGTTATCCATAACAAACCGATTGCAGATATTATTCCGTATGCATCCAACGCAAAGAAGCATGACAGGCGGCAGATTAACAACGTTGCGGAGAGCATCAAGCAGTACGGCTTTGTGCAGCCGATTGTGATTGACCGAGATGGTGTTATTGTAATCGGCCACTGCCGCGCTATGGCGGCAAAGAAGTTGGGTATGGAAGAAGTTCCTTGCGTCTGCGTGGACGATCTGACACCGGAGCAGGTGAACGCCCTGCGGCTGGTAGATAACAAGAGCAACGAGAGCGATTGGGATCTTGACCTGTTGGCTGATGAGCTGCCGGAGTTGGATTTGTCGGCGTTTGACTTTGATTGGGGGCTTCCAATTGAAGATGAAAGCGAAGTCATTGAGGACACCGCGCCTGACGTGGATACTGACAATGAGCCTGTGACGAAGCTGGGCGACGTGTGGCAGCTTGGAAGGCATCGGTTGATGTGCGGAGACAGCACAAGCATTGACGCCGTAGAGACGCTTATGGGGGGGGCAGATGGCCGGCATGGTGTTTACTGACCCGCCCTATGGATACAACTACCAGAGCAATATGCGGGAGAAAACCAGGCGGTTTGATGTGCTCGAAAATGATGATAAAATTCTCGACTTCTTCCCGAATGTGCGGCTTGTGTGCAATGGGTTCGTTTTTATCTGTACCACATGGAAGGTGCTTGATAAATGGATTCCCCTTTTCAAAAAATACCACGACCTTACAAACATGATTATATGGGACAAGGGCGGCGGTGGCATTGGCGACCTGAAGCACACCTTTTCCACGGACTATGAAGTCATTCTCTGTTCCAACAACGGGAAGGAGATCAAGGGAAAGCGCATCGGCTCCGTATGGAACATCCAAAAAGATTCCGCGACCGAATACACCCATCCGACGCAAAAGCCAGTGAAGCTCTCTGAGTTTTCAATCCGCAACACAACGGAGCGCGGCGCGGTGGTGCTTGACCTGTTCGGCGGCTCCGGTTCCACGCTGATTGCCTGTGAACAGTTAGATCGCAGCTGCTACATGATGGAACTCGACCCGCGATATTGCGACGTCATCATCAAACGGTGGGAGAAATTCACAGGAGAAAAGGCGGTGCTTCTGCATGACGATTAAAGAAGCACAGGCGATCATTGCAAAAACAAACAGCCCGTACTTAAAGCGGGACATGGAGAAGTTTATTAAACGCCAGCAGAGAAAGGAGGGCGCGTATGGCAAGGCCAAGAAAGGAAATAGACCAGAAGCAGTTCGAGAACCTCTGCGGCCTGCAATGCACGCTTGAGGAAATCTGCGGATGGTTTGACGTGACCGATAAAACATTGGATAGTTGGTGTAAACGCACCTATCATGCCAGTTTTTCCGAGGTATTTAAGCAAAAGCGAGGAGCGGGGAAAATTTCGCTGCGGAGAAGTCAGTGGCGATTGGCTGAAAGGAACGCGAATATGGCTATTTGGCTTGGCAAGCAGTACCTCGACCAGAAGGATATTGTGGAGCAGAACATCAACACAGAGGGTGTCAAGGTGATAATTGATGTCTGACGTCCGCCTGTCTGAAAAAATCGGCTCTGCGTTCTACGACGTGGCGCATGATGTTTTCCACCACGGTCACACGCACTACGATTTTAGTGGCGGGCGCGGTTCGCTGAAATCGTCAACGGTATCAATTATCGTCCCCCTTCTGCTGATAAACAATCCCGGCACGCACGCGCTGGTGCTGCGTAAGGTGGCAAACACCATCCGCGATAGCGTGTATGCGCAGTATATCTGGGCAATCGGTGAGCTTGGTATGGCGGCGTATTGGGATGCGAAGGTTTCCCCGATGGAACTGATATACAAGCCTACCGGGCAGAAGATCATGTTTCGCGGCGCTGATGACCCGATGAAGATTAAGTCTATCAAGGTGCCGTTTGGCTACATTGCCGTGACGCACTTTGAAGAAAAAGACCAGTTTGCCGGTCGTGCCGAGATACGAACGATTTTACAGTCCACAATGCGCGGCGGCTCGAAGTATTGGAACTTTGAAAGCTACAACCCGCCGATAAGCCGCGATAACTGGGCGAACAAGGACAGCCTGGAAGAACGCACAGACAGGCTGTGCCACAAGTCAACGTACTTGCAAGCCCCACCGGAGTGGCTGGGTGAGCAGTTTCTGGCAGAGGCGGAACATCTTAAGGCCACGGACGAGAGAGCGTACCAGCATGAGTATTTAGGCATTCCTGTGGGTACGGGCGGCAACGTGTTTGACAACCTGGAGCTGCGGGAGATCACCGACGAGGAAATGTCGCATTTCGATCACATATACCAGGGTGTCGACTACGGCTGGTTCCCTGATCCCTTTGCTTTTATCCGCCTGCATTACGACAGAGCGCGGGAGACTATCTACCTGATGGACGAGATATACCAAAACAAGCTCACCAACGAGGCAAGCGGCAACATCATCATTCAGCGTGGATATAAAGACGCATATATTACCTGCGACAGCGCGGAGCCTAAAAGTGTGGCAGACTATCGCGCTATGGGCCTTCCGGCAAAAGCGGCGGTCAAAGGACCCGGCTCTGTTGACTACGGTATGAAGTGGCTACAGCGGCGCAAGATCGTCATTGACCGACGCCGGACACCGAACGCATATGAAGAGTTTGTAAATTACGAATACGAACGGAATAAAGACGGCGACATCATCAGCGGGTATCCTGATGCAAATAACCATTTGATTGATGCCACAAGATACGCTTTAGAGCGCATTTCTCGCCAGATGGGAGTTATCGCATGAGTAACGCGGTTATCGTCAAACTGAATGAGCTGGGCTATACCACAATCCCGGACAGCTTCTACAGCAAAGTGTACGAGTGGAAAAGCTGGTATCAGGGGAATGTAAAGGGCTTCCACAATTACCGCGTCCGTAACGGTGAAAGCATGGTCAATTGCAAGCGGTATTCCCTTGGAATGGGAAAGAAGCTGTGCGAGGATTGGGCCAATCTCTTGATGAACGAGAAAGTCCAAATCACGCTTGAGGGGCAAAAAGAGCAGGACTTTATTGACCTGGTGCTGACGGAAAACAACTTCACCGTCAAGGCGAACGAGATGCAAGAGATGAAGTCCGCACTGGGCACTGTGGCCTATGTTCCCCGCGTCATTGGGCAAGAAATCAGCGAAAGCGGGGATATTGTACCAGGCAACGCATCCGGTATCGTGCTGGACTATGTGACCATCGAGAACATTTACCCGCTGTCCTGGCAGAATGGATATATAAGCGAGTGCGCGTTTTCTTCCGAAGTTACGCGGGGAGGAAAAGATTATCTGTACTTGCAGATACACCGGCGTGAGAACAACGGCAACTATGTCATTGAGAACCGCATCTATCGGTATGACAATGAGCAGCTGGCGGACGAACAGCTTGTTAATGTCAAGGGATTTGAAAATATCCCGCCTGTGGTGCACACAGGTAGCGACAAGCGGCAGTTTGTCATTGACCGGCCTAACATCGCCAACAACGTCAACTATCTGCTGCCGACCGGTATTGCGGTCTACGCCAATGCTATTGGCGTATTGCAGGGCGTGGATATTGCCTACGACAGCTACGTCAACGAGTTCAAACTGGGCAAGAAGCGCATCATGGTCAAGCCGTCTGCGGCGCAGTATCTTGACGGCACCCCTGCTTTTGACCCTGACGATGTGGTGTTTTACGTCATGCCGGAGGATACAGAAAACGGCGCAGTTGTAACGCCCATTGACATGACGCTGCGGACGGCGGAGCACAACACCGGCATTCAGGATCAGCTCAATATCCTTTCCAGCAAGTGCGGCTTCGGTGAGACCTATTACCGCTTTGACGGTGGAAGCGTAGCAACTGCCACACAGGTCATCAGCGAGAACTCCACCATGTTCCGCACCATCAAAAAACACGAGATCATCTTGGAGCAGGCGTTGAAGGAGCTGTGCCGCATTCTGCTTCGGCTCGGCAACACGGCCATGAACGCTGGGCTGAATGAGGATGTGGAAATCTCTATCGACTTTGACGATTCCATCATTGAGGATAAGCAGACTGATTTCGCCCGCGATATGCAGCTTTTGCAGGCTGGCATTATGAACGATTGGGAGTTCCGCATGAAGTGGATGAACGAGGACGAGGAGACTGCAAAGGCGGCGCTGCCGAAGATGCAGGACATGACCACGGAGCAGCAGAAAGAAGTGGAGTGAGGTGACGGGCAGTGCCGAAATACCCATTCACCCCCGAACTGCTGGATGCCATGCCCGAAGAACTTGCGGAGCTGTACCGTGGGCTTGAGGACACGCTGTTGGCTGAGATATGCTCCCGGCTAAAGCTGCGTGACGAGCTGAACGAGGTCACGGTGCAGGATATTCGGGCGCTTCGCTCCCACGGCATTGACCTAAAAGAGATCGAAAAAGCCATACGCAAGACTACCGGCATCAGCGCGAAAAAGCTGAACGAGCTGCTTGACGATGTGGTGAAGCGCAACCAAAAGTATTACACCGAGGTCATAGACCTTGCCCGTGTAACACAGCCTGACGTGCTGGTGGATGCAACCACCATTGACTCCATCAAACAGCAAACGCGGGACGTGTTCCGAAACATCACCGCTTCGATGGGGTTTTTGGTAGACGCGGGGCGGACGATGCTGCCCCCGGCAAAGGCTTACCAGTGGGCGTTAGACGCGGCTACGTTGAAAGTAGAAAGCGGGGCTATCTCTTATGGGCAAGCCATCAAAGACGCAGTTAGGCAACTTGCAAGCGGTGGCCTGCGCGCGGTGGACTATGAGAGCGGACACCGTGACCATGTAGACGTAGCTGCCCGCCGTGCCGTAATGACCGGTGTATCGCAGTTGTGCAGTAAGTACACGGAGCAAGCGGCGGAATACATGGAAACGCCGTATTATGAAGTGTCTGCCCACGCCGGGGCGCGTGATAAGCCGGGGCGGTCGCCGTGGTCATCGCACAAGGAGTGGCAAGGAAAGGTGTATTCCACCCGCAGCGGCGACATCTACCCGAACATCTACGAGGTGTGCGGCCTCGGCGCTGTCGATGGGCTGGAAGGAGCCAACTGCCGCCACCGCCGCAACGTTTGGGTTGAGGGCGTAAGCGAACGCACATACACCGACAATCAGCTTGAACACATTGATGATGGACTTGGCTGTACTTTTGAGGGCAAGAACTACACGGCATACGAAGCCACGCAGGAGCAGCGCAAGGTGGAGCGCACCATACGCAAACTCAAGCGTGAGAAAACAGCGTACAGCGCCGCAGGGCTGACAGACGAAGAACGGGCCGTAAATATCAAACTGCGCCGCCTGAATGCAAAGTACAAGGCGTTCAGCAAGGCGGCGGGGCTGCCGGAGCAGCGGGAAAGGATAAAGGTGCTGTATGAGTAGTGCTTATATCAAAGAGTTGGATAAACACATTTTGTTTTCCCACATAGAAGTATTTACTGTGGTAAATCCCGATTTAATACCTGTTGGAACATTGAGAAAAATTTGGGGTATTCCCAAATGGGTAAATGGCGCAATTATGAAAAATGGAAGCGGTATTGTTACTTGCACAATCGGCGAAGATACGGCAAGATTTTACACGGCACCGGGGGTATTGATCGAAGTTGATACAAAGGCGGTGAAAGATGAACCGAGATGAAATGATACAGGCTATCGAAGCCATCTTGAAGCGGGGCAACAACGCAGAAGTGCGGCGAAAAGGCGATGGCGTTATTGTACTGGAAGTCCAAAAGAAAATCAAATATCAATCCCCGGTGTAATCGGGCACCGGGAAGGGCAATAGGAGCCAGCTACCAAGAAAGTCTTGGTAGCTTGCTCCTATTATACTAAAGCGTCTTTTAATTTTTGCAAGTTTTCTGCGTTCGGGGATATTTTCCCGCTTTCCCAGCGGGAGACAAGCGCTTGATCCACGCCGATAATATTTGCGAGCTGCGCTTGTGTAATACCTCGCGTTTTTCGCGCTTGAGCAATATCAAACGCACCAGAAAGAGGCCGCTTTGATTTCCCTGCATAGTAACCAAGATCCCATGAACATTGATTTTCTAACGGCTGGACTTCTTCTGTGGCTTCCGGGCACTGGTTAATTTCGTTAAGAGCCTCCCCAATTTGATCGTCCAATTCGGGAGTAAGCAAATGAAACTGGCGTGCGGAAAAAATTATTTTCGCAAGCCCGGAAAAAGGTCGTTGTGCAGCCCATTCAATTGGCCCTCCTATTTCTCTTTTTGGGCTTTCGGCAGAAATCCGGCCAAAAACCCATCCCAAAACATAAGATTCCCTTTTTGTTAGTGCCATGTAAACGCCTCCTTTACATTACACATAATACAACATATTTATGCTTATGTCAATACATAAAGTTTGAGAGGAGAAAACAATGGCAGGAGAAAATGGAGTTTGGCGCACGATAAGCGGGCGGCGCGTTTTTATTCGAGACGGGCAGAGTTTGACGGATGCGATGCGAGAAAGCGGGAAGTTTGGAGATAAAAGCAAAATAAAAAAAGAGGAACATGCAGAATCCGAATACGGAATTAAGCATCGCGTTTGGGGAAAAGCGTCTGGCACCAGTTATGAGCTTTTAGAAGGGGACAAATATTCATTGACCGGCGAAAAGCAGGGACAAGAAATTGATATTCCCAAAAACGAAAGCGGAGAGCTTGAAGTTTATAAAGCTCCAAGAGTATCCGGTTTTGTTAGCGGCAAGTATGTTGGCGATGAAAATGTAAATGCAATTTTATCGGACGGGCGAATCGTCCTTAACGATCACGACTTTAATAATGATTCATTTTACAAGGTGAGAGGAATGATCGAAGCGGAAACTCTACGATTGGCTGGATACCAAAAAGAGGGAATGTTTTACAGAGGAACCGATAACCCGAAAGAAATTGAATATCTAAAAGCTGGAACAATGAGAGTTTCCAAAAATCACATGACAGGCGAAAAAGAAGATGGCGTATCGGTTTGGGAAAATCCGAAATATTCATTTAAATATCAATATCAAGTAACGGGCAAAATTTCTGGCGTCGGGAGCGATGGTGAACCACTGCTCGATCCTAAAAGCATTAAACTCGTTAGCTCAAAGTCTTATTCAGTCGAAGATTACAACAAGGCAATGGAAAAAGGGAAACCCCTTTTTTGCAAAGCATACGGGTGGACTGAATCTCAATATGATGCAGCCAAGGAAGGCAAAATTAAAAATAAAAAAAGACTGTAATAAACATTATTTTGTAATACGCAGCGGGGAATGACGCTGTGGAAATAAAAGGAGAATAAAAAAATGGCAGACGAAATTATGACTTTTGATGAAATACTGGCTGACCCCACCTACAAGGCGGAGTTTGACAGGCGAATCACAAAGGCGCTTTCGACTGTTCAGAGCAAGCTGGACGCGGAAGTGGAAAAAAACAAGCAGTTTTTAGCAAACGGCAACGCGGAAACGGACGCACTCAAAAAGGAGATCGAGGGCTACAAGTCCAAGATCGCCGATTATGACTACGCAGATGTGATCCGTAAGACGCTTGCTGAAAAGGGCGTGAAATTCAGCTCTAAAGCTGCGGAAAAAGCATATTTGGCAGACCTGAAAGCAAAGCACCTTGAAATCAAGGACGGTGCGCTTGATGGGTTTGACGAATGGCACAAGGCGCAAGTCAGCGCCGATCCGTCCGCGTTTCAAGACAGCGTAAAAATCGACTGGTCTGCCGCTGTTGGCGGCGGCGAAAAGAAAACAGATACCAATGCCGCGATGAACAATCTGATCCGCGGCGCACTCAAGTAACGAAAAGGAGATTACAACATGGCAAGTATTGATCGTTCCGCACTTTCCGGTCTGATCCCGGAACCCGTAACCCGCGAAATCATGCAGGGCGCTATCGCCGAATCTGCCGTTCTGCGCATGGGCCGCAAACTGGCGAATATGTCCAGCAAGACGCAGACCATCAATGTGCTCGACGCGCTTCCCTCCGCGTATTTCGTCAACGGCGAAGCCACTGACGGCGGCGCTGGTGAGGCATTCAAGCAGACCACTAAGATGGCGTGGGACAAGAAGAAGCTGTACGCCGAGGAGATCGCTGTTATCGTCCCCATCCCTGAAGCCGCTTTGGACGATGCGGACTATGACATTTGGGGCGAGGTCAAGCCCCGCCTGACCGAGGCTTTCGGCAAGGTCATTGACGCCGCCATCCTGTTTGGCACCAACAAGCCTACCACTTGGCGCACCGGCGTTGTGCCCGCCGCTGTCGCTGCCGGCAACGGTGTGCCCATCAGCTCCGACATTTTCAGCGACATCATGGGCGAGAACGGCCTGATCTCCAAGGTCGAGCTGGACGGCTTCAACCCCAACGGCGTGATGTCCGCTATCCAGATGCGCGGTAAGCTCCGTGGTCTGAAGGACACCACCGGCCAGCCTATCTTCAAGTCCGATATGCAGGGGGCTACCCGCTACGGCCTTGACGGCATGGACATGTACTTCCCCATGAACGGCGCGTTCGATCCTGCGCAGGCGCAGATGATCGTCGGTGACTGGTCGCAGTTGGTCTATGCAATCCGGCAGGACATGACGTTCAAGATTTTCACCGAGGGCGTTATCCAAGACCCCACCACCAAGGCCATCACTTATAACCTCATGCAGAACGATATGGTCGCTCTCCGTGCGGTCATGCGTCTCGGCTGGGAGATCGCGAATCCCGTCAATGCTTACAACGTGGACAAGGCTGACCCGTTCCCGTTCTCCGTGTACGGAAAGGGCGGAGACATCTCCGCTGTTACCGTCTCGCCCGCTACCGCGACGATGGCAAAGGGCGACAGCAAGGCGTTTACTGCTGCCGTTACCGGCGAGGGCATCATCAACGGCGAGGTCGAGTGGAGCCAGAATGGCGCGAAGTCCAAGATCAGCGAAGACGGCTTGCTGACTATCGACTCCGCTGAGACTAAGACCAGTATCACCGTCACGGCCAAGTCCAAGCAGGACGGCACCAAGACCGGAACTGCTACCGTTACCGTTTCTTGATCTGAAAGGAGCTGACCCGTATGACATACGCTGATTATACATACTACGCCGGTACCTATATGGGCGCTGTGAGCGAGGAAGATTTTCCGCGTCTGGCTGTCCGGGCCAGCTCTTTTCTCGATTACTACACCCAAAACCGGGCGAAAGACAACGCTGATATGGACGCTGTAAAAATGTGTTGCTGCGCATTGGTGGACAAGTATCAGCTGATCGAAGCCGCGCAGCAGCTTGCCGCAACCAAACTGACAAACGCGGCTATCGGCGATGACGTGAAAAGCGAAACGGTAGGCGGGTACTCCCGGACGCTGGCCAGCGGCAGCGAAGCTGCCGCGTCCGCACTAAGCGCTACGGACGGTGCGAAGAAACTGCTGGCGGCGACCTGTAATGAGTATCTGGCGCATACCGGTCTTCTGTATCGGGGAGGGGGGTGCTGTGGTTGTACGCGCCCCACACTATAACGGTCTACAATGCCGTGCATGAAACAGACGCGGCGACCTTTGAGGAAACCACAAAACTATATGTGACCATCCTGCGCGGCGTGATGCTACAAGCGTCAAAAGCTGTCAACGTGCGCGAAAGCGGGCTTGAGGGTGCAGACGAAGTAAACCTGTATATCCCGTTCTCGGTCGAAGCGGTGGACGGGATTACAGGGTTACAAAAAAAATACACAGGGCCTCAGGCTTTTAATGCTGCTGCGGACAAGTCCGGGCTATGGACGCTTTCCGTCAACGGTAACGGTGGCATAACATTTTTTGTGAAGGGCGAATTTGTCACTGACAATGAAACGCTTGCGCTGTCACAGGATGGTTGTTACACCGTGACAAAGGTTGACGAAAAAGATTTTGGGAGTTTTGACATGCGGCACTGGGAAGTGGGTGGCAAATAATGGGCCTTAAATTCACCGTACATGCAGATGGTTTGGACGATTTGAAGCAGACCATTGCGGCGGCGTGTAGCAAAGCAGAACACGTTTTGGCGCAGCAGGTGATGAAAGACACTACCCCGTTTGTCCCCGCGCTTACAGGCTCCCTTACGCAGCATGCAAGGGTTATCGGAAGCGAAGTCATTTACCCCGGCCCTTACGCGCGCTTCCTGTATTACGGCAAGGTGATGGTTGACCCGGCGACTGGCAGCACATACGCGCCAAAAGGCGGCACAAAGGTGATCACAGACCGCAATTTGGTTTTCAACAGGGCCATGCACCCGCAGGCACAAAGCCATTGGTTTGAGGCATCCAAGGCGCAAAACCTTGAGAAATGGGTGCGCGTAGCAGATAAGGCGGTGAAGAAGTTTGGAACAGATTAAAAAGACGGTTTCGGCGGCGGAGGAAGATCAGGTATCTCGCAAACTGCTTGCGTGGCTGAACACTTACCCCGACAAGCCGGTTGATTTGATCCGGTTTGAATTTCTCCCTGCCGATACGGAAGCAATGGCGATGTCCACTATTCAGGCGGCATACATCGTCAAGAAATACATCCTCGGCGGATATCAGGCGGAATATCAATTCAAGGTCATCTACCGCATGAAGCCGGGGAACAGCAACGACAAACGGCTCAAGGCAGATGAAATGCTCAATGCTCTTGGCGATTGGGTAAGCGGAAAGCGGCCCGATATCGGAGAGGGCAAGCGCGTTATCAATCTTGAGCCAACGACACGATCCTCCCTGTTTGCCGTGTACGAGAACGGCGACGAGGATCATCAAATTCTTATGAAAATGAATTACGAGGTGAATGTATAATGGCAGATTTGACCTTTAACACCACTTCCGGCCAGACCGTAGACCGCGAACTGTTGATCGCGTATCTGAATACCGGCACCAGCGCCGCGGCCCCCACATGGTCACCGCTTGGCACCCGTGTCACGGATTCCAGCATGGAATACGACTGGCAGGAAGATTCCAGCAAGGACATTCTGGGCGTGACCCGTTCGACCATGAAGAAGCCCATTGTTACGCAAACCTTCGACCCCAGCAATCTGGATTCCGGCGACGCGGCCATTGTGAAAATCTGGAACCTTGCGGTGAAGGAGCAGAACGCGGCGGCGCTGGCCAATCAGGATGTGCTGATCGTGCATCTTTACGCTGGCACCGAGGGAACGGCAATGTTTGCCGAGCGTTACAGCTCCTGCATGGTGAAGCCGTCCAGTCTTGGCGGCGAGGGCGGCGGCTTTATCGGCATGCCCTATGACGTTACATACGGCGGCACCAGAACCACCGGCACGGCGGCGGTGTCCGGCGGCACTGTGACGTTTACAGCGGACGAGTAACACACGGGGCGGGCAACCGCCCCACCGCATAAAGGAGATGCAAAAATGAAGGAAATTACCCTTGCGACCGGCCTTGAAACCTATGTGATCAACGGCGTTTGTCAACTGACGTTTAACCCCACCGACAGCGTGTTTCTGGAAAAGCTGCTGGACGTGTTTGACCAGCTGGACAGCAAGCAAGAGACATATCGCGCGGAGGTGGAAAAGCGGCAAGGCGACCGCAAGCTTTTTGAGCAGGCCCGCATTATGGATGGCGAGATGCGGGAGATCATCAACACCGCACTGGGTACGGACGTTTGCGGCCCGCTGTTTGGCGAAATGAACGTATACGCCTTTGCCGACGGTCTGCCGCTGTGGGCAAACCTGATGTTTGGCTTGCTAGACGAGATCGATGCGGCTGTCGTGCGTGAGCGCAAGGCATACGATCCGCGCATTGCCAAGTACACCAAGAAGTATCACAAATGACGTACACGCTGCCGAAATCCGTCGAGGTCAACGGGCGGGAATATGAGATACGGTCGGATTTCCGGGCGATTCTGGACATTCTGGAAGCCATCAACGACACGGAGTTGACCGACCAGAAACGGGCATATGTGGTGCTGGATATCTTCTACCCGCAGTTCGCGGAAATGCGCGAGGGCGACTATGAGGCGGCTATCAGCCGGTGTCTGTGGTTTATCAACGGTGGGCAGGAGGACAACGGGAAGAAGCTGAAAAAGGTCATGGACTGGCAGCAGGACTTCCCACTTGTGGTGGCTCCCATCAACCGCGTGATCGGCTATGAAATCCGGGCGGTGGAGTATCTGCACTGGTGGACGCTGCTGGCAGCTTATCAGGAAATCGACGGAGACTGCACCTTTGCGCAGGTGGTAAGTATCCGGCAGAAGCTGGCAAGCGGCAAGCAGCTGGACAAAAGTGACCGCGAGTTTTATCGCCGCAACCGAGACATGATCGACCTGAAGCAGCGGTACACCGATGCGGAGGTTGATTTTATCCGAAAGTGGACGTAAAAAAACCGCCCTCCAAAGAGGGCGGCTGTGGGGGGTCATCTTATTTCCCGCAATTCTGCATCAATGCTAAATATTTTGGGGGAAAGCAGGATTTCATATTTCTTGGATTTGCTTGCAAACAGGTGGATTTCTGGGCTGGTGACTGCCGCACGCTTAAACTTGAGAAAATGTTCGCCAGAATCGAGGAACAAGGATGCAGGTTTATCCAAATCAACAGATGCTTCAACTCCGTCAACAAGCAAGACTGTTTTGCCTTCCCCTATCGGCCTTTCTTTCGTGCGGGTTATGAACAAATTTGGCGATTCACGCTCGGCAATCACAGAACCGGACAACTTTTCCAAAAGAACGGTTTTCTTTTCCTCGAATAACCCGTCAGGTATTACGCCGGATTCGTGCAAATCGTTTAGCTTTTGAAGCTCGTCCATGATTGAAACGTCAGTATTACGCGAAACAGATTCTTGAACTCTTGGCTTTGCGTTTGCAATAGACATCAGTTTATCAAACAACTGTTTTTGCTTTCGCTTGTTGCCGGTTGGACTTTCCGGGGAACATTCAATTGTCGCTGTCGACCCATCGGTATACTCGACCCAAAAGCTATAAAGGGAGAAGTTTACAGTGTAAAACATAAGCGTTTCGTGCGCTTCCCGCACCCCCAATAATTTTACCCGCCGAATTTCCTTTTTCCCGCTATTTAATATGCCCATGTTACCCTCCTTTTTTGATCCGCAATACAAAGATAACGCACAAACCCATTTATGTCAATGAGTTTATAGGCAGGTGATCATCATGGCGGCTGACGGCTCCATTATCATCAAAACAGAGGTCGATAACAAAAAGGCGCAATCTGAGCTGAAAAAGCTTGAGGGCCAGATCGACAAACTGAATCAAAAGATTTCCGGCAAGCAGCAGACCATGTCCCCGCTGGTGGAGCAGTCCAAGCAGCTGGGCGCGGCGTTGGACGAAGCAAACCGGAAGCTTTACAACATGCAGAACAACACCGATTTTTACTATACCACTGCGCAGGTCAAAGAGCAGGAAAAGACTGTAAAGACCATGACGGCAGAGTATAACAAGCTGAATGACCAAATCGACAAGATGGGCAACTCCGTTAAGGCCGATACCGCAAAGCTTGAGGAAATGCAGTCAAAGGCGGGAGAGCTTGCCGGGCAGCTGGCAGGCGCGGGAAAGAGCACAAAGGGCATGAGTGAAGCAGCGGAGGCAGCACAACAGCGCATTGGTAAGATGAGCAAGCACATTGCCACGCTGGCAAGGCGCGTTTTAGTGTTTTCTCTCATAACCGCCGCACTGCGTAAAATCAAGGACTACATGTGGGAAGCCATCAAGACCAACGACGAGGCAATGGCAGCAGTGGCACGGCTCAAGGGCGTATTGATGACGCTGGCGCAGCCCATTATCAACGTAGTCATTCCCGCGTTTACGCTGATGGTAAACGTGATCACGCGCATCGTCAACGCAATATCCCGGCTTGTATCGCTGCTGTTTGGCACCACGATCCAAAAATCAGCGCAGGGTGCAAAAGCATTAAATGACCAGAAAAAGAGCATTGAGGGCGTGGGCAAGGCGGCAAAGGACGCGTCAAAATATCTGGCGGGCTTTGATGAACTGAACGTGATGGACGATCAAAGCAATTCGGACAGCGGCGGGGGTTCAGGCGTTGACACAAGCGGCGGCATTGCGCCGGACTTTACCGGGCAAATCAGCGACAGTCTAAGCGCGGTTGTTGAGCTGTTTACCGGAGCGGCATTGCTGGGGCTTGGCGCTATCCTTACGTTTTCCGGCGCAAACATTCCGCTCGGCCTTGCGCTTATGGCGCTGGGTGCAATCGCCATATGGGATTCTGTGACCGAAAATTGGGACGCGATTAAGGAAATGCTCCAGGGAACAGCACTGGGTATGGCGGCACTTATTACCGGCCTTGTGTTGGTGGTTCTTGGCATCTTGCTGGCATTTTCCGGGGTGAGCATCCCGGTAGGCTTGGGGCTGATTCTTGCAGGAGCTGCCGTACTGGCTCCCGCTGTGGCAGCAAATTGGGACACACTGAAACCACAAATTTTGCAAGTGTGCAGTGAGTTGCTGACAATTGGCACACCATTGCTTTTGGCTATTGGGTTGACGCTAACACTTACCGGAGTAAATCTCCCGCTTGGGATTGGCCTTTTGGTTGCCGGCGCTGCGGGATTAGCTGCGATTGCTGCGCTCAATTGGGACAGCATTGTAACAGCTTTGCAGGGGCCGATCGGAAAGGTTGTAGCAATTGCCGGCGCATCATTGCTGGTGCTTGGAATCATCCTGTTGTTTACCGGCGTCGGAATCCCTCTCGGATTGGGGTTAATACTTGCCGGTGGTGCGAGCCTTGCGGCAGCAATTGCGCCAAACTGGGACTTTATCAAAGACAAAATATCTGGGATGTGGGGCAATATCAAGAACTGGTGGAACACCAACGTAGCAAAGTTTTTCACAAAAGAGTGGTGGTCAAATCTGGGCAGAAAAGTGATTGACGGGCTTCTTTCCGGATTGCGAAATGCCTGGAACGCCATTGTATCATGGGTACAAGGTGCTGTTGACTGGATATCAAACGCATTTAGCAGCGTAGTAAACTTCTTTACCGGCGGAGACGAAACTAGCGCGCAGAGCTCGTTTTCCAGTCAATCCGCAGTCAACATGCAGGCAATGCCTGCGCTGCGGGCCGTTGACGTTCCTGCGCTGGCGCGTGGCGCGGTTATCCCGCCAAACCGCGAGTTTATGGCGGTGCTGGGCGACCAGAAGCACGGGACGAACATCGAGGCACCGGCAGACCTGATCCGGCAGATCGTGCGGGAGGAGCTGGGCAGCGGCGGCGAAGAAATTACCATCAAGTTTACCGGTGATCTTGCGGCGCTGGCGCGGGTGCTGTCCCCGGAGATCACGCGGCAGCAGAGACGGAATCAGCGGGCATTGGGGGTGTGATACATGGCGGCGCCTTATTTTAAAATCAACGGCGTGGATATACTGCACCTGACGGAGCAGAACGGAATCGAATGGTCTCGCAATGACATCGACAGCGCCAAAGCGGGGCGCACCATGGATGCCACTATGCACCGTGGCCGCGTGGCCATTAAGTTTAAGGCAAACGTGAAGTGCTTGCCCATGAACCGGGAAAACGAACTGGCGTTGATGCAGCTGATCTTGCCGGAATTTGTAACGGTGGAGACCAACATGCACCCGCTGTATACGGTACATTCGGCGCGGTACTACTCCAACAACGTACCTGCCACCATTGCCACGGTAGACCCCGACATGGGTGAAATGCTGTGGGAGGGCATCAGCTTCCCGCTAGTGGAGCAGTAAGGAGGGCGTATGCAAGCAACATCTGCCCTGTATCGCGAGCTGCTAACGGGGAACTACACCGTAGAAACGAGAGTTTCCATCGGTGACAGCGGCCTGCTGATCGACAAGAGCGGCGATTACATCACCTTCGGCGGCGTGCGCATTCTGGTGTCCGCTTCCGGCGCTGACGGCGGATATGGTGAAAGTATGCTGGCGGACGTGTCCACCAGCGGAGGCATATTCAGCGGCAGCGAGCCAACGGTAGGCGAATGCATCAGCCGTGAGTGCAATATAAAAATGCTGAAGCCTGTCGGCACGATCGTGGGACTTTCTCGTATCTCCATCTATTCCCGGCTTACAGACGGTGAGCGGCATTCGGAGTGGCTGCAACAGGGCATATTTTTTGCCGATTCCATCGATGAGGACGCGGACGAGGATGATGTGAAGTGGTTGCAAATCCACGGCTATGACGCGCTTTTGTTCTCTGAGCAGGATTATCCGGCAAACACAAAGCTTTCGTGGCCTGCGAAGGATATTGACGTTGTGAAGGAAATCGCGGCGGCGCTGAACGTCACAGTTGACCGCCGCACCACCGCTATGATGACCGCCGCGTATCCTGTGCAGTACAACACTACATATTCCTGCCGGGAGTATCTGGGCTATATCGCGGCCATGTACGCGGGCAGCTTTATCATGAGCGAAGCTGGCGAATTGCAGCTGGTTTGCTTCTGGGACATCCCGAAGGAGACGCGGTATCTGACCGACAACGCAGGATTTGCCATTACGTTTGGAGGTGACAGGATCGTTGTCTGACATTGTGAATGTGCGAAAGTTTGTCTCCTCGCTGGAAAAACAGGAGGAATTTGACGGCTATTCCGGCGTGACTATTGTTGTTTCTGACGAGATGGAATACTCCGCAGGAAGCGACACAGGCCGCACGCTGACGCTTGAATGCCCGTGGGGATCGCAAAAGATGGCAAATGACATTCTCGCCAAAATCCGAGGATGGCAATATCAACCATATACGGCCAGTGACGCGCACCTGAACCCAGCGGCCGAGATCGGGGACGGCGTATCGGTGGGCAGCGTATACAGTGGCATATACCAGAAAGATGTTTCTCATGGGCCGCTGTATACGGCCAATCTGTCCGCGCCGGGCGGCGAAAAAATCAACTATAAGTACGAATACAAATCGCACACCACGCGGAAAATCGAGCGGCAATACAAGGAGACGAAAGCCAGCCTTACCGTGCTTGCCGACCAGATCATGGCGGAGGTGACGGCACGGCAGAGCGACACGGAAACGCTGAGCGCGGCGCTGGCCGTGCAGGCCAACGAGATCAGCGCCAAAGTGAGCCGTACCGGCGGCAACGGCGCAAGCTTTGGATGGAGCCTGACAGCGGACGGATGGACGCTGACCAGCAACGGCGGTACGGTGCTGAAAGCCGATAAAAGCGGCCTGAGTGTCACGGGTAAAATCACCGCCACCAGCGGCGTTATTGGTGGTTTGACGATCAAAGACGGATATCTGAGTACCAACGGCCAGACATGGGGCGGCACGAATACCACCGGCATTTATTTTGGCCCAAACGGTATCCAGCTTGGCAAGTATTTCAAGGTTGACAGCGGCGGCAATCTGACCGCCTACAGCGGTAAATTTTTGGGTACGGTGCAGGCTGGTAGCATCGACTACGGCGGCAGCGCTGGGTATTTTGACGGAGCGGGACTTGCAAGCTTTTCTGTTGGCGGCGGCCAGATCGGAACAGATGCCATTGTGAACAGGCATATCACGTCCGGGTCAGTCTACCCGAGTACATGTAATAGCACAATCAACGGTTACTTTGCGGATGTGATCTATGCAAATAAAGTTTTCGCCGGAAGTGCTGTTATAGATAAACTAGCCTCAAACATTGTGAATGCCCTAAAGGGACTAAACTTTCAAGGGAAGTCCTTATTCCTAAGTGACGGATATGTACGTTATTGATACAGCGGAGGAGGGTAATAAAATGGACAAACTCAAAATAAATAACGGAACTATTTATAAATGCCCCTTTTGTGGCCTAGCAGCTGTAGGTATCTTGTACGTGGATATTCTGGGTGTGACTTTGCTAGACGCTTTGACTGCGTTCAGCGCGTCCGCCAACACTCGGCACATGGAATACATTGCGGGCGTCGAGACGGCAGTCTATGACGGATACACGAAGATTATCGGCGTTGAATACGCCTACAACGATTCCAGCGCCGTGCGTGTAGCGCTGCGGCGACCGTATGAGGGGGAGAAATAATGCACATGAAAGAAACCTTATCTGCCATCATTACCACGCTGAACGGTGTGGAGGTACGGGGCAAAAGCAACCTTGACCGGCTGTTGGCGTGTATCAATGCGCTGGAAGCGCTGACGGCGGCGATGAATACTGAGGACAAGGAGGACGCTGACAATGGCTGATAAAGCGATATCCGAGCTGGTAGCAGCGGAGCAGATCAAGTCAACGGACATGTTTGTGCTGGAACAGGACAGCACGGCAAAGCGCCTGCAAGGGCAGACGCTATTAAACTGGCTGACGGCGGCGGCTGACGGTCACGGCGGTATTTCCAATATTGCCAAAACCGGTACAGATGGGCTTGTGGATACCTACACCATTACGCTGGCCGACACTACCACGAAAACCTTTACCGTGACCAACGGCAACGGCCTGACAGCGTTTGAAAAGCTGTCTACGGTGGGGCTGGTGGATACGTACCGCTTCACCCGGTCGGACGACACATACTTTACGTTCGCGGTAGCCAACGGCGCGAAAGGTGATACCGGCGAGGCAAGTCACGTCTGGATCAAATACGCCAGCCAGCAGCCCACGGCGTCCAGCCACAGCATGGGCGATCTGCCGGATGCGTGGATGGGCGTGTATTCCGGCACGGCGGCAGAAGCCCCGGACGACTGGCAGCAATACACGTGGTATCAAATCAAGGGTGAAAAGGGCGACACCGGAGCTGCGGCCACTGTGACGGGCACAACGGCGGAGTACATGGTATCTGATTCCGGGACGATTGTCCCCAGCGGCAGTTGGAGCACCACAATCCCTACCGTGCCGCAGGGCAAATATTTGTGGACGCGGGTTACGACCACCTTTAACACCGGCAGTCCGGCTGTCAGCTATTCCGTGACGCGAATGGGCATTGACGGCACGGGGTCTGTCAGTACTGTCAACGACAAATCCCCCGACGAGAGCGGCAACGTGGCACTGACCGCCGCGGACATTGCCACAAGCGGGGGCGTCAGCGTGGAAGCAAAGCTGAATACGTTGGACGAAGAAAAGCAGCCGCTCTTGACCCCCGGCGATAACATCTCCATCAGCGGCAGCGTGATCGCTACCAAAGCGTTCCCGTGCAACCCCAATCTGCTGGACAACTGGTACTTCGGCAAACCCGTGAATCAAATGGGACAGACGGAATGGCTGTCCTCTGCTAGTGCCAATATTCCGTGCGTAGACAGATGGAATTGGTGGGGGCAGTATGCAGCTGATGCAACTTTGAAGCTTTCGAGCGATGGACTGCAACTCATAGGGACATCCGGAGTAGCAGGACTTTATCAGCGGATTGAGCAGAGAATCGAAAAGGATAGGTTGCCTGTCGGAGCAACCGTTACACTATCTGCTCTTGTCAAGGCGGAGGCTGATGCTAACATTCTTCTTAGCATAGGTGCGCAAAGTTATCAGGGTGTGCCGGTTCCAGCGAACACATGGACGTTAATCGCTGCCGTATTCAATGTGCCAAGTGTCGAGCAGACGTATGACATAAGTATTCAGCGGAATACAGCTGGCGCAACTTTTACTGTTAAGGCCGTCAAACTGGAACTTGGCTCCCAGCAGACCCTTGCCCATCAGGAGAACGGCGTGTGGGTGCTGAACGAGATCCCGAAGTTCGGCGATCAACTGGCGGAGTGCCAGAGGTATTTGATACCAATTAACAACTGGACAAGAGTGCGAACCAGCTACTATTCCGGAACTGCTCTATTCTTTACCGTGCCAATACCATCTACAATGCGCACCACACCTGCCATACTTGATCCATCTGGGGCGCTCGTAGTACAGAGCGTATCCGGAACTGATCAGACCGGTTTCACGTTTGAATGTAACATGAGCACTCCTGGTAGTATTAGCGTGCGAGCTATGAAAAACTCTCACGGACTGACGGACGGGCAACTGGTCAAGCTCGGAGGTGGAAGCTTTCAGGCCGTGTTCTTTTCTTCTGAACTGTAAGGAGGTGCGTTGTGAATATCGAAATTCCAAAATCAAAGGTCTACGTCCTGCTGGACGAGCGAAGCCGCGTCCTGCGCTGCGAGGGCGGCTACACCATTAGCAACATCGATGATGTGAACAAATGGACGTACATCGATGAGGGCACGGGGGACAGATACAACCTGTGCCAGAGCCACTATTTTGATGCACTGTACACTGAGCAGGGCATCCCCCGGTACAAGTACGAGGATGGCGTTTGCGTGCTGCGGAGTGAGGCGGAAATCGCGGAGGACGTGGCAAACCTGCCGCCTCCTGCACCGGTGGAGCCGACATCTGCGGAGGCAGCGCAGTACAAGGCTGCGCTGAAAATCCTTGGTATCGAAACGGAGGAATGATATGCGAACTGACATTCTGGAACAGGCCAAGGCACTTCGCGCCAGCATGGACGCGGCTGCGGCTGTCCTGACCGATGCGCAAGCGGTAAAAGCACCGATGATCTACCGACCGTGGAGCAGCGACAGCGTGGCCTATGCTGCCGGTGACAGGTGCCTGTATGGCGGTGTGCTATACAAGTGCTTGCAGGGGCATACCTCGCAGGGAGATTGGAACCCGAAGGCCGCTGTCAGCCTGTGGGCAAAGGTACTGATCCCCGATCCTACCGTGATCCCCGAGTGGCAGCAGCCGGAAAGCACCAACCCCTACATGAAGGGCGATAAGGTGACATATCAGGGCAAAACATGGCAGTCTACTGTTGACAACAACGTGTGGGAGCCGGGAGCGTATGGATGGGAGGTGGTTTGATATGTGGCAGTATATTATCCCCGCCATCAGCGCCATTGTCGTGGCGGCTCTGACCAGCGGTGGCCTATGGGCGCTGGTGGGCAGACGGGCGGACAGAAACGATGCAGAGCGCAAAATGCTGGTGGGGCTGGCCCATGATCGCATCATCCATCTGGGCATGACCTACATCCAGCGCGGCGAGGTCACACAGGACGAGTACGAGAATCTCAACGATTACCTGTATGCGCCGTACGAAAAAATGGGCGGCAACGGCAGTGCCAAGCGCGTGATGGAAGAAGTGCGCCGCCTGCCTATCCGGAAATAACTGACAGGGCAAAAGCCCGGAAAGGAAAAGAACATGAAACTGAATGACAGAATTTATGATGTGCTGAAATGGGTAGTTATGATCGTGCTGCCCGCCGTGGCGGCGCTGTACGCCGCTCTGGCCCCCGTCTGGGGCTGGCCCCGGCCCGACGACGTGGTGCTGACGCTGAACGCCGTGACGGCCTTTGCAGGCGCGATTCTGGGTATTTCCACGGCGCAGTACAACAAAACCAAGGCAAATGGGGGCGATGACAATGCCTAAAATCTTTCTCAGCCCCGAGGATCGGGCCAGTAACGTCTATGCCAGCGAAGCGCTGTGGAACGGACACACCACCAACGAGAAGGAACAGATGGGCCGCTGCGCCGATTATCTGGAAATTGCGCTCAAGCGCTGCGGCTTCGATGTGATCAACGCGCAGTATGGCAACATGTACGACCGTGTCAGCGCGTCCAACAAATGGCCGGCTGACCTCCACATTGCCCTCCACACCAACGGCTTTAACGGCAAGGTGGCGGGGACGCGGGTGCACTGTTACCCCAGCGAAAAAAGCCGCGCCATCGGCAGACTGATTCAGGATCGCATTGCCCCCATGTCCCCCGGCACCTCCGAGCGGCTGATCGAGGACACGCGCCTCTACGAGCTGCGGGTGCCCACCATGCCTGCGGTGCTTCCGGAGTTTGGCTTCCACGATAACCCGGAGGAGGCCCAGTGGCTCATCGACAACATGGAGGCCATTTCGGAGGAAACCTGCAAGGCGGTGTGCGCGTTCTTCGATATGCCCTACATCGCGCCGGACAAGCAGCTTGACGTAGAGCCGGAGCCGGTGCCCGATTCGGGCACTATCTACCGGGTGCAGGTGGGCGCGTTCCGCAAAAAGGAGAACGCGGAGGCATACTTGCAGAAAGTACGCGAAGTGTTGCCAGAGGCGTTTATCGTTGAAGCGAAAGCGTAAAGCAAAAAATCTGAGCGAGGCGTGAGGCTACGATCCGCCGCCCTCCGTCTCCGCGCAAGCTCCGCAAGCTCACGGCGTAGGAATCAGCATGAATCCGACACATCGTGATATCCGGGCAAAGTTACAGTCTATGGCGCCCCAGCGGGCGGTGAAGTTCATCGCCGGGCTGGAGCTGCCGGGGGACGAGGCGTTCTGTATCATCGAGTGCGACGTGCGGGGAAAGTCCTGCCAGCAGGTGGCCGACCGGCTTTTCGCGTCGCAGGAATACGTGAAGAAGTGCAGGCGCAGAGGCTACCGCAAGATCGCGGACGCCGTCAAGAACAAGTGAAAGAAAGACCCAACGGGGGCCTTTTTCAGGCCCTTTGTTGGGTCTTTCTTGTTTTATGATTTTATCAACAAGGAGGTGCGGACATGAGAAACAGAGAGCGATTGATTGAGTGCGGATACACGGAAGAAATGGCGGCGGAAATCTGCCGACTGTATGAAAACGACAAATCCGGTCTCTCTATGTTTGTCCACATCATCGAACTGTTTTTCGATGACAGGCGGGAATATGTATAGCTATTTTAACAAAAATCCACGAGACAAAAATGTGGGGGACTGCACGGTAAGGGCAATCTCAAAAGCCACAGGGCAGGATTGGGGGTCGACGTACCTTGCGTTAGCGATGCAGGGCTACTTGGACGGGGACATGCCCAGCGCCAACGCGGTATGGGGCGCATACCTGCATCGGCTTGGCTTTCGACGGAACATGGTACCGGACACCTGCCCGGTCTGCTACACGGTGGGTGATTTTGCGGGAGAACACATGGTAGGCACCTACATTTTAGCGCTGTCCGGACATGTGGTATGCGTTCAGGACGGGACGATTTATGATTCGTGGAACTGCGAAAACGAAACGGTACTTTATTACTGGAGCAAGGAGGAATAAATCATGGCGTACCCTTACGGCTATCAAAATCCTTATTACCCGCAGCCGATGCCGGACAATCTGATGCAGATGCGGCAGATGCAGCAGCCGCAGATGCAACCACAGATGCAGCCGCAGATTCAAAATCCCATCGCGCAGGGCGGCGTGCAGTGGGTCAACGGCGAGCAGGAAGCAAGAAGTTATCTGATCGCTCCTAACTCTGCCGTTGCGCTGTGGGATTCCAGCGCGCCGACGGTGTACTTAAAGCAGTCCGACGCGAGCGGCAAGCCGACGCTCAAGATTTACGACCTCGTAGAGCGCGCAGAAACGGCTCCTAACGCACCGCAAAAGTCTGGCGTGGAATTTGTCACCCGTAAAGAGTTTGACGCGCTGGCAGCGCTTGTGGGCGAAATAAAGGGCAGGAAGAAACGCAAGGAGGACGATGACGATGAATAATCCCTTTTTCGGTGCGCTCGGCGGAGGGAACAGATTCATGCAGATGATGCAGCAGTTCCAGCAATTCAAGGCAAATTTTCATGGCGACCCCAAAGCGGAGGTCGAAAAGCTTTTGCAGAGCGGTAAGCTTAACCAGCAGCAGCTCAATCAGCTACAGCAGATGGCGAAGCAATTTCAAAGTCTGATGCAATAAGCAAAGTCTAAGCAAAATTTAAACAAAGTGTTTGCTCAACTTTTTGCAAAATCAACATCGTGGCCACGATTTGATGAATAAAAATCTTTCAAAGGAGTGATACTATGTCTCTTTCCGATGGCGGCGCTCCCATGCTGACCATGCCGGTGCAGCCTACCAATAGCGGTGGCTTTGGGTTTGGCGGTGACGGCGCGTGGTGGCTTATCGTTCTGTTCCTGTTCGCGTTCTGCGGCTGGGGCGGCAATGGCTGGGGCAACAACGCTGGCAATTCCGGCGGCGTGGTCGACGGCTATGTGCTGACCTCTGATTTTGCCAATGTCGAGCGCAAGATCGACAGCGTGAACGACGGCCTTTGCAACGGCTTTTACCAGCAGGCACAGCTTGTCAACGGCACCAACATGGCGATGGCAAACGGCTTTGCACAGGCCGAGCTTTCCCGCAGCAACCAGCAGGCGGCGCTGATGCAGCAGCTCAACGCCATGCAGATGCAGGCCGCAGATTGCTGCTGCGAGAATCGTGCGGCTATTGCGCAAGTGCGCTATGACATGGCGACGCAGGCGTGCGACACTCGCAACACCGTGCAGACGGCGGCTCGGGACATCGTGGAGAACGCGAACGCCAATTCCCGTGCGATTATGGACTTCCTGACGCAGAGCAAGCTGCAGGATCTTCAGAGCGCCAATCAGGAGCTGCGCCTTGCCGCTTCTCAGGCTGCGCAGAACAACTACCTGATCTCCCAGCTGCGCCCCACGCCCATTCCCAGTTACCCGTCCTGCAACCCGTGGGCAAGCGGCAGTTATACCGGTTGCTGCGGCTGCTGAAAACTGCATAGCACCAGCTGTTCGGAATTTCCGAACTGGTCAGCCCCGTGCTGATACTGATACCAACGCGGCGGGGCAATCGCTCCGCCGCTTATTTTAACTGAGAAAGGAATGATTTTAATGGCAGAATTTACTTCTGCGGCAATTCAGACCGTTGCTGCTGGGCAGAACGTTCCTCTGACGGAAACCGCGGTCAACAGCAAGCCGTGCATCGTGCATCGAGCCGGAGCAGGCATCGTAACTTTGCGCGGGTTGACCAACCAGTGTAAAGCCCGATTCCGCGTCGCTTTTGGCGGCAACATCGCTATCCCCACCGGCGGCACGGTGGAGGCGATCAGCGCAGCTCTGGCGATTAACGGTGAACCGCTGAACAGCGCGACAGCTATCGTTACGCCTGCGGCGGTGGAAAACTATTTCAATATCTACGTCAGCACCATCGTGGAGGTACCGCGCAACTGCTGCCTGACTGTGGCAATGGAAAACACCAGCACGCAGGCCGTCAACTTTGCCAACTCCAACATGTCCGTTGACCGAATTTCTTGAAAGGAGCGATAACATGAGCATGAAAGCATTAAACGATATCCGGGATATGCTGTGCGAGGAACTGGACGAGCTGTCCCGCAAGGGCGAGCTGGGCGCCGGCGATCTGGAGATCATCCACAAGGCGGTTTCTTCCATCAAGAACATCGACAAGATCGAAATGTATGACGGCGGCTATTCCCGCAGCGGCGATTGGGACGCCAACATTCGCGGCACTTACGGTCGGGGCAATTCTTACCGTGGCCGCCACCGCGATTCTATGGGCCGCTATAGCCGGGATGACGCCCGTGAGCATATGCGCCGCCAGCTACAGGACATGATTCGCGACACCGACGATGACAACGTGCGCGAAGCTCTTCGGCGCTGCATGACGCAGATGGAAAACATGTAAGGGGGTGCGCCCCCGTGATCGACGAGAAGGAAGTGCAGCTATGGATTAGTAGGCTTGAAACCGAAGAATCCAGCTGGAGCAACTATGAAAAGCTGGCCGCGTTATACACCATTGCAAATCAACACAAAAAGTTAGGCTTTTCGGAAATGCCGGTCATGTACTCCGCCGCGCCCGATCCGGAAGTGCAGTTGGTAGGCGAGTACGGCGACAGCCCGTTTTTGCAGGCGGTTGCTAAAGTGTCACCGGAAAAAGCATGGGGCGTGATGGATGAGCTAATGGATGCGCTGATCATTTCCAATAGCCGAGTGTACAACAGCGTGATGGCAAAGCTGGGGCGGTAAAATTGTTAGTAATTTGCTAGCTACCCAGCGAAAACACGCAGGAACAAGGAAACATTTTTGAGGTAAATGTTTGCAATATTTCCGAGTATTGCCGGAAAATATCACTTTGTGGTTGATTTTGAAGCGCGGACTATGCTTCACACGCAGGAGGTCACTGGTTCGAGTCCAGCAGTCTCCACCACGAGAAAACCTTGGAAACCTTGTGTTTCCAAGGTTTTTCTCGTTTTTGATGGAATTTTCAATGTCTGCGTGTGACGGACACTTTGCTGTCTTGTGTTTCCCAATGTTGCCTTGTTTCAGGCCTCTAACTGTATTAAGCTGTACGGCTTTTGCGCCCTGAGAACCTTACAAATACTTGAGATTCACGGTCATGTCCTCTGACAACATCGGGTCGATCTGCTGTAGCTGTGCCCTGACGGCTTCTGCGCTGCGCTTGGGCGTGTAGGTGCCGTTCATCAGCTGCTGCGAGGCGGTATCCACAGCGGCGGCAACGCCGGCGAATACCTCCGGCACTACATGGGTATAGATGCCCAGCGTGGTGGATACGTCCCGATGGCCCAACAGCTTCTGGACGATCTTGGGGTTGATCTCCTGCTCCAAAAGCATAGAGGCGTAGGTATGACGATACCGATGGAGATTCAAGCCCTCGCCGGAAAAGCCGTTGCGATCCAGAAAATGGCGATAACTGGCGCGGAAGCCGCTGTATGTTCGCATGGACATGGTGCGTGTGCTGATGAAAACGAAGCCCTCTGGTGTCAGTACTTCCAAACCTTTTGGCAGAGTCGCCACGTAGCGCATCCATTCCCGCAGCCGTGTCAGCACCAACTCCGGTGCCTGAATGACGCGATGGGACGTGCGGGTCTTTGTGGAGCCCAGCGCATCGGTCATATCTACTGTTTTCCCGTTTTCGTCGAAGGTCAGCTCCCGCGTCACGGGTTGCGCGATGGTGATGGTATGGGCCGCAAAGTCAATATGCTTCCATTGGAGTGCCAGCAGTTCGCCGATGCGCATGCCGGTAAATAGCAGCGTGGTGATGATGGGGCGCATGATAGGATCCTTCTGCGCCGCGGCCAGCACCGCTTCACGTTGAGCGATAGGGATAACTTTCTCTTCCGCTTCCGGACGCTGGAGCTGCCGGGGCAGCTTTGTGCTGCGGACAGGATTGATCGAGGCCAGAGACATTTCTACGGCATAGTCGTACAG